TAAACTCCACTATTGATATTTGATAAATAATTGTTATATGTGCGGAATTTTTGTATGAACATTACTACTGAAATAGAAAAAAAGAATTTGGAGGCTCATGTGGAACTTTGTGCAGAACGCTATAAAAGCTTAGATGCCAAGCTAGACACTGTTGAAAGAAGAGTTTCAGATGTTGAGAGAAAATTAGAAATCAAAATGGACGCCGTAGAATCTATTCTAGATGACATCAAAACAATAATCACTAACATGCAACAGAAACGAGATCGACAGTTAATAAATTGGGGCATAGGTATAATTACAAGTTTAATAAGTGTTGTTTGCTTTTTGACTTGGCATTTAATAACTAAAACACCATGAAAATAGTAGAACTAACTAACAATTTAAGTATTGCGCTAACTAATGAAGAGGCGAATTTTCTACTGCATTTCAATAAAAAAGATTCATCAAAATATAAATCAGATTTGTCCGAAAGACAAATTTTAATCGCTAATCAATTAGTAAACAAAAATGTATTACAAAGAACAAAACAAGAAGACAGAATCGTCTACAAACGAGCAAATAGGTAAAATTTTAATTGATACTACCGTCAAAAAATTAGATGATTGGGTGTTTAAAGAACTAGAAAAATTAAAGCATGGTGAATTTCCAATCTGCTTAGAGTTTGATGATAAAACGTTATATATCGGTGGCATTTTTATTAAAACGTTAAACAAAAACATGCACAAGGTCTATAACAATGAACAAACCATACACGTTTTTTACAGTAAATACGCTAGCATTCTATACACACTACTTACGCACATTAGATATAACAAATTAGCATCCAACATTTTAGAAAAAGATAAATTAGTCGCAAAAAATTATGACGATATGCAGTACTATAAAAAAATGCAGACTAAATTAGTTAAAAGCAAAAAAACAAACGAACTTCCAATAATAGATGATAAGTTACATGAAGCTATGTGTCGTTATCGATTTAACATGGAAGAATTAGAAAAAAACATCACCTATGCTAAATATATGAAAGTTTGGGAAAAATTAAAATGAATCTTAACGAATTATCACCTGCTAAATCCAAAAAGATTAACAAAGTATTAGAATCTAGATTTGGATTTGAAATAAACTATAACAAATTGACTTTGCCAAAGGCAATTAGATTAAGCACTGCTCTAACAGAAAGTTTGGTCTCTCTAAAGAGAACTTACGGTGCTCATACCGCTGAAAAAAATGCAAAGTACATGGAAATGTTATTAGTTAGAGAAAGTCTAAATGACTGGATTAATAGTCAAGAAATGTTAGTCGAAGGCGAATTAGAAACAGCCGAAGTTGTACTTGCTGCTAAAGACATGGTTGACACCGTTCAAGACATGATAACAGATGCAAGCAAAATGCAGAATGAAGAATTGCCTCCATTACTTGATAGCATACGCGATCAGGTAGGCACTGCTGAGGCTGATGCATTTGAATCTACCGTTACCAGTGCATTACAAGGTCTTATGGAAGCGTTAAAAGCAGCACGTGATGCTCTTGACAGCGGAGCACGTGTGTTAGCTGGTGAACAACAACCAATGGCACAACAGGGTGCTGGTATGGCTCAGCCTGCTGGTCAACCTGCTGAAATGCCAGCGGAAGAGCCATCTGGTTTTGATGCGGCTGATGCTGCTGCTGGCGGTGCAGAAGAAATGGGAAGAGAACGTAGATAAATGAAAGCATACGAATTTATCAAAGAAGATGAAATATCTTCTATTGAAGCTAACGTTATGTCAGCACTAAATTTGTTGGCTAGTAAAATAAAGGAAGGCGAACTTCCGAATGAATTACCAACTAACATGATTATTAGATATATTCGTAATACTGGTATTTCTAACTTTAACATTGACAACTTAGTTGACCTAAACGAAAAAAATGATTCAATAAAAAATATCGTTAAAAGTATAAGCAAAAACAGAATAATTTTTACTACAGATGGCATAAAAGATAGTGAACCAGAAAATGAATCAGGTCAAACACAAGATCAAGAAAAAGATGTAGTTTCTCGCATGGCAAAAAGTGCAATGAAACGTCGCACCTAACAATTTTTACATAAAATTATTATTTACAAGAGTAATGTGCTATTATGGCACATTACTTTTTTTAATATGATAAAAAACATTTACAACTATACCAATATAAAACGTGTCGAAGAAAATGGCAAACGTCATTATCAAACCCCAGAAGGACATAAAGTTCCCAGCGTAACAACCATTTTAGATGCTACTAAATCAGAAGAATCAAAACAAGCATTATTTAATTGGAAAAAACGAGTAGGCGAGGAGAAAGCAAAAGAAATCACAACAGAGGCAGCTGGGCGTGGTACTAGAATGCATAAATGGTTAGAAAATTATGTCAAAGATGGTTTGTTGAACGAACCTGGTACTAATCCATATAGTATTCAAAGTCACGAAATGGCTAAAATCATCATAGAAAACGCATTCAATAAACATGTTGATGAATTTTGGGGTATTGAAGTTCCTCTTTATTACAGTCAACTTTATGCTGGTACGACAGATTGCATAGGCATTTGGAAAGGTAAACCGGCTATACTTGACTTCAAACAAACAAATAAGCCTAAAAAGCGTGAATGGATTGAAGATTATTTTCTACAAGTGTCAGCATATGCAATGGCACATAACTCAATTCATGGAACATCAATAAATACTGGCGTAATATTGATGTGTAGTGCAAACAAAGAATATCAGGAATTTGAAATCAAAGATGATGAATTTGAATATTACTCTAACAAATGGCTAGATCGTATTGAGATGTATTACAAAATTTCGAATAAATAAGAATAAGGAAAAATAAGTTATGGCCATAGTTCAAATATCTCAGATAAAACATCGTCATGGTGTACAAAGTGATTTACCGCAACTTGCAACAGCCGAATTAGGATGGAGTGTTGATTCACGTAAATTATACATAGGAAATGGAACTCTCAGCGAAGGCGCGCCAGAAATTGGAAATACTGAGATTTTAACGGAATACAGTAATTTACCAAATTACACAGTTTATAGCCAAGGAGTGTCTGACGGTTCAACAGCTAATTTGGCATTTGGAATTGCCGACGCTAATAAGCCAGCAATTTATGTTCAATATTCAGCAGTTCGTGATGTAGATACCAGAGTTGGCTGGATTAAACTAGCTAGAAATCTTTCCAATAATACATACTACTATGATGAAGAATATACTGAGTCAGCAAACATTGGCATGAAATGGGATGTTGAAGCTGTAGGAGTAAGCGGGCCAGGTGCCTACGCGGTAATAGCCGCAAATTTAGTAACAACCACTGGCTTTGGCGCTAACATACAATATACCGTAAGTACACTTTCTTTCTAATATTATGTGGAATCTATTACCTAGCGAAAGGCTTCGCTATTGGCATGATTTTCGTAAAAAAATTAGCACACTAACACGTGATGATGCGTTAAAAGAAACACATCATCTATGGTGTTATGCTCCTTTTGTTTCGAATTATCTGACTACTGATCAGATAGCAAATTGGCCAGATCCATGGGAATTAATAAATGACAATTACTACTGTGATCTTGCAAAAGCATTAGGCATGGTATATACACTTTATTTGTCTGATCATGCAATAGAAAGCACCATTAAAATTTACAGTCATAAAATTTCAAAAGACCAATATAATTTAGTCTGGATCGATGGAGGAAAATATGTTCTTAATTACCTCCACGACGAGATTATAAATAAAAAACAACTCAGTGATGAACTTGATTTTGTAAAATCAATCACTATCAAAGATTTAAAATTAGATAAAATACGTTAAGAGAAAAAAATATGTCGCACATTAAAGTTAAAAAACGTAATGGCAAAATAGAGCCATTGACGCTAGAAAAATGGCAAAATCAAATATCAAAAATTTGCCAGGGAATATCAGATGTTAGTCAATCAATGATTGAAATCAAAGCACAGCCACACTTTTATGATGGTATTACTACAAGAGAAATAGATAATATCACCTTAAGAGCATGTGTGGATCTGATAGATATCGAAAGTAACCCAGATATTGGTCATGTAAACTACCAATACGTAGCTGGTAGACAACGTGTTAGTATGTTACGCAAAGACGTATATGGATCGTACACTCCACCAAGACTATATGAAATAATTAAAAAGAATGTTGAAGTTGGACTGTATACACATGAACTACTAGAATGGTATACAGAAGAGGAATGGAATCGAATGGACGCTATGATAGATCATAGCAAAGATGAACTTTATAGCTATGCAGCAATTGAACAATTAGTTGAAAAATATCTTGTCAAGAATCGTACAACTAAGCAGATTTATGAAACGCCGCAAGTAAGATATATGATTGCTGCTGCTACGGTCTTTCATAAAGAAGAGCCTCTTTCTGCTAGAATGCGTTACATAAAGGAATATTACAATGCCGCCTCTGATGGTTTATTTACCCTTGCTACTCCTGTGCTTGCTGGTCTCGGCACTCCTACCAAGCAGTTTAGCAGTTGTGTTCTTATTAGGAGTGATGACGATCTTGATAGTATATTTGCTAGCGGGGAAATGATGGCCAAATATGCCAGTAAACGTGCTGGCATTGGTCTTGAAATCGGTCGCGTCAGACCGTTAGGTGCGCCTATCAGAAAGGGTGAAATACTACATACTGGATTAGTTCCTTTCTTGAAGAAATGGTTCAGT